CATAGTCCCACACATTAGAGACAAGCTGGAGCTTCTCTTCTTTGTTGCGCGGAGCGTGTAATAGCTCACTTATCGGCGATGAAGCTGTATCATAATCTGCCATGTAAGGACAATATCCCTACGGCATGGCAGGATGTCAAGGCGAATAAAGGGACACATTGAAATAAAACTGTCCCTATTTATCTATTGTTTTTATTTTACTTAAGGAAGGTTGTTTTAGCGATTAAACTGAATAGGACAACGGTGAGGAAGGTGAGCGATCAAGCAATTTGTTAGGATCTTGATTAGTTCAATTGGTGTGCTTCCACCCCCACGATAAAGTGTGAAGCCGCTCATGTCGTTACAACGTTCACTGACGATGTGCGCTACTGTGAGTTTTGGCCTCCCGTTGTCCACTGAATAAATGCGAGGGGGGAGTAGGTGACCGCGAAAACGCAAAGGCCACGCGCAAAGCTCGGCAACGAGAAGTAACGCTCACTGAGATGATCCCGGCATGACCGGCTGAATGATGACTCGGGCAAGACTCGCGTCTGCGGGTTGCCCCGTATCAGTCTCCGGGTTCCCCTCTCGCATAGCTGTACGTACAGAAACCCTATAGGGTTTATTCCACGAGCTTGAGAGGCATCTCTTCTGTGGAGGGAAACAACGAGGATATTTCTGATTCTGCGAATAGATCCTTATTAATAGGACCGTCGTGATCGGGGTTTAGTCCATTAATAAAGGTCTGCTGCATACGCTCCCACGCTGCACGGGGTAGAATCCATGCCGGTTTCCCCTCACGCGGGATGGCCCACCACGTCTTCTCATCCAAGACAGATGAGATGCAGATTTCAACCATCGCCAGCTTACCCAGATGGAACAGATCGTAGCCGAGCCGCTCCTCTTCCCCTTCGAAGAAGGTATTGCGCTTGGGTTTGTTTAGCTGGAGATCCTCGGTCAGCTGCTCGAGGGAGTCTTCTTCCTCTGGCGGGGGTGCTTTCTTAGGACGCCCGGCATCAGCTGCAAACTCATAGGTGTTGACCAGGACTTCTTCACCGTTACTGGCCATGAGGCGTGCCGTCTGCTGACGCCGCTGCCCTTTATGTGCAGTGCCGATAACGTGGTCCGAATCGCCTTGCGGTGGGTGTCCCTCTTGTCCTAATGCCATATTTTCCCGCGATTATTTGTTGTGATAGTTATCATTGTTATCATTGTTGTACTGTTTACCAGTGCTCATAGTTGTCATGTTTATCATGTTTATCATTGTTGTACTGTTTACCGGTGGGTGCCATCTATAGTATGGGTTTTTGGCTGGGTGCTCAGTTGAGCACTATGAACCCTCTACGTCATAGATCGACGCCAATGGATCGGCCATCTCCCGTGGTGGCATATTAGCCGTATAGTTGGGCATCTCCGCTTCGAGCTGGGCCATGCGCACACGCATCGCCAGATTCTCATAGCGCTCCATCATACTGCTGCGCTCTGCTCTATCGCGGCTCATCTGCCTCAACAGGATAAGTATCACTGCGAACATCATGACTTGTCCGAAGACATGCACGTATATCATCAAAATAATGACTCCATCGTAGAAGGATAGTCAGCAAACTCCTCCTGTCGGGATAAGGCCTGCTCCGTTAGACGGACGCTGCGCGGCACATTCTGCACATCGATATCTTCCTCGCCGATCTCTGGGATTAGCACCCCATCTGCCATCGGCAGGAGGTTATTGTCCTTCGTTTCATCAATGATCAGTTGCACGTAGAACATCTCAATAGCCAAAAGCCAAGCCATGACCAGGTCGTCATGTCCCCCACTCACCGCTTCGAAGCGCGATCCATTGTGGGCAAAGATCTCAAACTGGGCGATAAGGCCGCTCGATTGTGGTACCACCACTGCCTCGAGCATGGCTTTTCTGCCCTGCGCTACTAGGTGTGGCCGAGTTCGGACATTGCAATTGTATCCGAGTTTCGGCGTCGCTTCGTCGTAGGGCTTGCCGTTATTGCTCTGTTGAAAATAGCAATTACGATACCCACAATTAAAAAGAGTCCGGTTAGCACCACCGTCTTGGTTATTCTCAATGGCAACCAGTGCGTTGTTGTACCATGTGCCCACTTCATAACACTTCTCTCCCAGTGCTATAGGGTCTATCTTGCCCTGCACCTCACATACCTGCACACCTGTTTCCATGCGGATGACCTGAATAACCGAGTCATCACCGCGCTCGAGGCCGTGAGCTGGGTCGCAGCCGACCACATAAGTCTGGTTTGCTATCGGTCTTTCCCAGACGCGGAGGTCATGCCGGGCCATACTCGGCCTCCACCGCACCGGCAATCATCTCTTTAGCCTTACTCGCCGACGGCACCGCCTGTGCTACCTGCATCAACTTATGTGCGCCTTCGATGGCCGTGCTCAATACCTCACTGGGATTAACCGAAGGCTGCATCCGTTCGATCACTTTAGCGTCGGTGATCAGCTTGCGGCTCCACTCCAAGTAGACTTCGGCCGCTTTGACATTGCCAGCGATAGCTTTCTGGGACAGTGCATCAAGGATCTCGGGCGTTCGATTGAGGGATCCACCGGCGATCTTAAGCATATGCCGGTGAAACACTTCAGGCGATTCAGTTAATTCAAAGTATTGACGGTCCGCTACCCAGCCCTTGGCCTTGGCCAGATCCTCCACACTATCGTGTTCACGCTTGGCAGCGGGCGTCGCATGCCACAGGGCCAACTCTTCAAGCTGCGCTTCCTGCTCTTTAGAGGGTAGATACTCTTTCTTTTTAGGCATTAGTTGGGTGAGAACTCAACCCGCCCCCTCTCATCCATATAGATAGAACCGATCTCAGGTGCCTTAACCCACTCGCGCAGTTTGCGTATCAACTTGTTGTCGAAGGCCAGCTTGTGACCGATCGGCACCCACGATCCGTAGACACGGGCTTCGATCTCGTCCTCGTCCCACTGGCGCATAAGCCTATCGCGCCCCTCTTTAGCCAGATGAGGATTATCCAACATAGACCACTGGTGGAAATCAATGCCTTTAGCCTCACGGGGTAGATACAGTTCTTCATAGATCCACGGCACGCCGCGGTCCTCGAGGGGCGTCATAGTGCCGGTCATATACCCGTTGAGGTCAGCCAGTCGCGCAGTGCACTCGGAGTAAATCTCACGTGGCTGAACTTCATCCATATGCACTTTGTGTAATTTCACGCCTTGGAACGTCTTACGCTTTTGAGTGGAGAACTTAAATCGTATCCAGGAATCGTTCGTAAACTCCAGCAGATGGCCTGCCCATCCGTTCTTTGCGCTATACTGACAGCCGTCTTTGACCATATTCCACATGGGGCCGGTCTCATCCTCCCCCAGCACATCCTCGTAGATCACTTTCTCGGGGTTCTGTATGGCCGTCTCCTCTGTGTCGGAGACTACCCATATGTTGATAGGTCCAGAAGAAAAGCGGCGAGAGTCTTTGGGAAGGTCGGAATACGGAGCTTTAGTGATGGGATCGATCATGAGCGCGTCGGCCACATCTTCGATCATACCTAAGACCGTTTTGCCAGCACGGTTACCCGCCGTCGCCCATTTATTCTTCTCCATAGACCTGAGGAAGCCCACCTGACAAGGGCCATCTCCCTCGTATCCACCGTAGCGAACGTTGTTATATAGACCGAACGGCTGAAACTGGAAAAATGGTGAAGCGAGCAAACTCATTACCGAAGAATAAGCCTCCGGTTCCAGCTCTTCGAAGACCTCCTTGAGGAATGGCTTGCGCTCTACCTCGAGGGCTACCTGGACGAGGTTGCCGAAGTCGCTCATATCCAGTCGATCTCAACCGTGTGGTATGGCTCGCCTTCCAACATATCGGTTAGTCGGTCGAAGGCCAGCTTGGAGCTGGTGACGGCGAGTTGTTTCCCCTTCCCCGGGGAGGTGCCGATGGCCAAGCAGCCCTTCACATCCTTGCCGAAATTACCCTTGTGAATCAGGCAAGCAAAGCGTTGAGCGGAGCGGGATTTCTTAGCAGAAACGGAGCCGCCAACGAAAGCCCAGGTATTGCCGTATCGAGGGCTCTTATAAGGAACAAGAGCGTAGTGTCCAATGGGAATACAGGAAACCATCGACCGATTATTGCGCCACGGTTTCTCTATCCCCCAGAACTCCTGATCATCAATAACTATTCGGGACAGTGTAGCGCTGCTGTCCATCGCCTGTCTAGTGATTGTCATGTGCATGGGACATCTCCTTGTCCCTAAATCTGCATGACAAATAGCGATGTTGTCAAGACGTTTCACGTGGAACTGTCCCTACAATAGGGACAACAGGCATTATCGTTAGTTAAATATTTATTATATTTTCGGCATTATTATTCGTTTTGTCGCTATTTGGCTCGCTTTTTGCAAGGAAATGGACGAACAGCTCCCAATCCATAACAACCATCGGCTCGCTGCGATCCTTCTTCAGAAACAGTAGATCGTTCCGACCTTTCCACTTTTCAAGCTGTGCAAAACCTTCGCCATTACTGCGGCCTTTGACCTCGGCCCGCAGCTCCCGAACATCCGAAATAGCTGAGTAGCGATCCGCGTCAATCGGTATCACCACGTCACCACTGAACGAGCCGCCAGCTGCGCCCGACAGTGGTACACGTTCTGCGTAGATTCCAGACTCCCGCAAGCGATTAACCATCTCACGTTCGATCCTCGCGCCCTTCGACCTGGACATCTTACCGCCCATGGTAAATCCTTTCGTCGTTGTTTGCTATGTTCTGTAAGGTATGTAACGACAATGCGCATGTCAATTCAATTATGATAGGGGAATTTATTTAAAACTAACAAAACACCTCGAGATAACGGAGAATTGTTACAACGGCTTAACACGAAGCCTCCAATTATTCTTGAAAATGTAATCTGTCATTTATAAATTTCAATCTCACACAACGAGGAGTAATATGCCAGATTCAAAACCCACTCCATTGGCCGAGTGGATGCACCTACACTCGATGACCATTATTAAAATGGCCAACCTTATTGACGTATCTCGGCAGACGATATCACGTATAGCTCGAGGTGACTTTGAAAAGATAGATGCAACCACTATCGGCAAGATCGTTAATCACACTGGATTAACTTGGGAGTCTTTATGCTCCGACGAGCCGTCACAAACACACAGGAGGACCGGCGTTCCCTTAGTCGATGCGGTAATTCCCAATCTGATCCGGGACCTACACCAAAAAGACACAGTCGCTAAATATAGAAAGTATATCAGCCCACATTTTCAGTGCACCTCGCCGCATTACTACCAACCGGCTCCGGGGCGACTTGGGCAGCTCTGGGCCGTCAGTGAGGGAGAAGTCATTAACGGGGAAACTATAGATTACTCTAAGGGCTATGTAGACTGGGAAACCATGTGCCGATACAATCTACCTGACCTCGACCAGGCAAAGCAAACAGAACGATTCACCACCGTCGAATCTATTGACATTCTATGCAGAGCTGAGCGATATAAATCAGCTCGTGAGATGATGGTAGTCACTAAGTCCATATGGCATCAGCCCCACCAACTACATAAAATGCCTCTCACTATGCTGCGACTAAGACTCGAGAATCCAGTAGTAGAATCAACCGAAGAATGTCCACCGCGAATAAAGAATTGGTGGTGGATGGAACTACCCTCCCCCTAATGCCGATTGGCAGATCTGCGAGGTTGATGTGAACCAAGAAGTAGCCCAACTATCAAGAGCATTATTGCGAACTACAGTCTTGATAGAAGAAAACTGCACCAAAGTGCAGCGAAAGAACCGACTATTAGCCTTGCAGATGCAGATTAATAGAGCGCTACTGACAAAAACAACACACCGGGAGGTTGACGAAGTGTCCTGACGATCCTTACATTGTCGGTATGGACGAGATACTCTCAGGCTGCCACGCTCCGAGACCCCTCGACCCGTGCCGATTCCGGTGCTGGGGGGGGTGTCTATTCTAGATACCCCCCTCTTTTCATTGGCCTCGAGGACGATCTGGCGGGAAGACCCGAGCACCAAGTAGACATATCCCCTATCAGGTTCGTGGGTCCAGTCCCATGCACGGCATTACGCCACCCGCCAACGGTTCCCTCGAGGACCGGACAACAATAATCGAAACCCTCTCCGGTGGCAGGAGAGCAACAGCCCAGATGGGAATAGCCCGTGAGCGACACGAAAACCGCGGATGCAAGTCAAAAAATTGGAAGGAATGACTACCACAAGCCCCCGAAGGGGGGCACCCGTCCATCCAATTCCCTACGAAAACACGATCCCGAGTTATTAGAGCAGCTCGCAGACTGGCACGCTACACCCGAGCCGCTGCGCGAAGAGAAGAGCCTACGCGAGCTGGCGATACGCCTCGATGTGCACCCCGGCGGTAGATTCTACGAGCTGGCCCGCTCCCCCGAAGTATATCACCGCATGCTGGTGAAGACGGCCGGCAGCGCACTCAAGTTAGCCCCTCACATACTATACGTCCTCGCTAAGAAAGCGATGGACGGCAACGCCCGATGTGCAGAGATATACCTCGACTTCGTACGTCGCGTGCTGACCGATGATCGTATCATCTCTGCACTACGGCCACAGCAGCGTGACGCCGAAGATCTACTCAACGACGTCTCAGCCGGTGCCCAAGAGATGCTTAACCTCGCCGATCGCCTCGGTGACAACGAAGAAGAAGCCTTGCGCCTGTGGAACCAGAGACCACAAGGCGAGACTAAGGCAAAATGAAAAGCAAAAAGAAAGTAGGTTCTCTTTTTAGTGGGATTGGAGGGTTTGACCTCGGCGTAGAGCGCGCCGGTTGTCAGATTGAATGGCAGGTAGAGATAGACCCGTGGTGTCGAAAAGTGCTAAAGAAGCACTGGCCCCAAGTGACACGACATGCCGATATACGCGACGTCGGACAGCACAACCTGTCCCCCGTCGATTGGATCGTAGGTGGTTTCCCATGTACAGACCTGAGCTTTGCCGGGAACCAGGAAGGCCTCGAGGGTGAACACTCCGGTCTTTGGTGGGAGATGCACCGCGTCATACGCGAGATGGTGCCCAGTATCGTCCTTGTGGAAAACGTACCAGGCCTCCTTGTTCGAGGAATCGACCAAGTTCTCGGGTCCATGGCCTCGCTCGGGTATGATGCAGAATGGGAAGTTATATCGGCGCGTGACGTTGGCGCACCCCATCTACGAGAGCGGCTCTGGATCTACTGCTCTCTGGCCGACCCCCACCGTATGCGGGAATCATAACCGCAAAGGACTAACCGCCAAGAGCGGAGACGGACTAGCCACTGCGGTAGCCAAAGCCGAGTGGCCTACCCCCACCGCGCAAGATGGCAGCAACAACGCAGGGCCCAGCCAATGGAAGAGGAACAGCCAGCCCCTCAACGTAGCCGTGCACCAGTCGGAGGGGCAGACCGCAGAGACCACCACTGGCGTGCTGAATGCCCAGTTCGTGGAATGGTTGATGGGTTACCCCATAGACTACACACGAACCGAACCAACAGAATCAAAGGATTAGGTAACGCCGTCGTGCCGCAAATAGTAGAGCATATCGCCAAAAGGATACTCAATAAGTGACATTCGCTGAGCTGGATCAACGTATACGCAGCCAGGTCGAAGATCCCGTAGAACGTAAGATCATACTGCAAGGATTACACGAGATACAAGAGAGCATGAACCAATGTGCAGCCTTCTGGCTCTCCGTATCCGGATATACCGTGGATGAAGAGAAGATCTACAGGAAACACGACCGACCTACCCTATTTCAGGTAAACGACTAGCAAGAATGCGCATCTACTTCGGCCTCGATGGAAAGACCGGATTCGCTCGACTAGAAGCGATGCGCAACCAGTATATACTCGACACCTTCTGGGAACCCATAGACCGTAAGTGGCACGACCACTATAAAGGCGTATTCCTCGACAGCGGTGCCTTCTCAGCATGGCAAAAAGAAGAGACAATAGACCGCGAAGCCTACGCCGACTATGCCCTATCCGGTGATTTCGATGTCGTCGCTGGCGACCTACGGATCAAAGGCGCCAACCCCGACCAAACGCTGGCCGACACCGAATATCTACGCGGACTAGGACTGCCCGCCATACCCGCCTACCACCAAGGGGAGCCGTGGGACTACCTCGAGCACCTAGTTGAGACCTACGATTACTTCGGACTTGGCTGCACCGGTGATGTATCCACCGGCTCCGATACCACCGACTGGCTATACAAGTGCTTCTGGCGTATCTGCGACACCGAAGGACGACCCAAGGCAAAGGTGCATGGCTTCCGGTTCACCTCACGGATGCAAGACTTCCCCTTCTGGTCCGTCGATAGCACCAGCTGGGTGCAATCCAATGGCGTATCCATGATATCACTCGGACGGGACATGCCGTGGCTGCAACCGTTAGAGCTGGGCGATCTGGTCGTTAAGTATTACTCACGATTGCCACGATGCACGCGGTTGACGGAGCCAAAGCAGACCGAATTGTTCTGATCTGACTTCGCAGGTTTTCGCCACTTTTACATACGAGGAGCCCATTTCCTTTTAATGGCGAACCGCAAACCGGGGAACCCCCCGCCCAAGGGGGTCCTTGCATGACACTCCACCAATCTTCGGCACCGGTTCAGGCCTGCCCAAACAGCCCCAACCCACACACCGCACGCACACCCAAAGCTGCGGTAGATTCTGAGTTTAGACTCACACGAGATAGTCCGCAGCCGCCAAGCGGTTCCACCCACCCTATTGTGGTTAATTGCACCGTGGTCACCCCCGGGGAAGTGCTATGCAACGCATTCTGGGAGCGGGAAGCGCACGTCAATCCACAGTCTTTTCGCACACCTGCTAACACGTTACGCTCACTATTTAGTGACGCGCAACAGCCGTACTAACCTCTTCACCGCGTGAAGATCAGTTCGGCGGGAACTGCAATAAGATCCGAGACCTGCGTAGGTTGAAAGTTGGTTGGGCTATCCGCACCTGTTGGATT